CTATTGAAAGCGCTGTATACGAGAACCGTACGTACAGTGCTGTGAGAGGACGGCGGTTAGTCACCGCCTCCTACTCGATAAATTAATTTACAAAAAATCACGGAAACGTGATACAATAAGCAGTATAAAATACACTTTGTTCAGAGTGGATATTATGAATATAAAGGAGCTATAACATGCCGGTATTATCCAGATTTTATGGAATTATCATTAGAATGTATTTTCAACAGGCAGAACATAATCCGCCTCATATTCACGCATTGTATGGTGAAGAAATGGCAGCTATTACAATCCAGACTGGCGAGATTTTGGAGGGGTATTTGCCCCCTAAGGCATTAACTATGGTTAAGGAATGGATTGAGCTACATAAAATAGATCTTTTGCAAATGTGGGATACGCAGGAGTTTAAATCTCTTGCTCCATTAGAGTAAGGAGTTGTTTAAATGATGCATAAAGTTAAAGCGATCAGTGCACTTCCAAATTTTTTCTTAAGTATTCAATTTGTAGAAGGGATTACGAAAATATATGACGTAAAACCCTTATTTTCAAAATGGGCAGCTTTTAAGGCGCTACAAGAAAACCCTAAGTTATTCTCTGCTGTGGAAGTTGACGTGGGAGGGTATGGAATCATTTGGAATGATGAATTAGACTTATCTTGTGATGAACTTTTTGAAAATGGAAAATCTGTACAAACTCCATTTGATAATATTATAGCATTTACTGATGCTACCAGACTATGGGGACTAAATGAGAGTACCCTTCGTAAGGCTATTACTTATGGAAAGCTGGTTAATGGTGTTGATGCCTGTAAATATGGAAAACAATGGGTGGTGACTGTTGATGCCATGAAACGAGAGTATGGTATTCCTATGTTTGAAAGGAGATTGGTTTCTGAAGATTTAGCACCATATAAAGTTTTGCAAAATCAAAAAAAGAATAGTTGAGGAAAATTTATAGCAGTTGTAGTTCCGATTGGTGAAAGAATTCGAAAGAGAAGAGTTTCTTTTGATATTTGCTTAAAATGACAAATGGCGTAAATTGATGAAATATTGGAACTCTATGATATTGCTTCATAGGGTGTCATTTTGCTTTCTCGGTTTCAACCCTGACTTGCTGGGCTATGCAGAGCAAAACTCCTTCCTCAGAGCATTTACAATATGGACCGGGAAGAGCGTTACGAAATATAGACAAAGCCTGAGTAAGTAACGGCAGGAACTTACAGTAATTCAGGACAGTAAAGGACTGTAAAGGTTCAGAAGATGAAGCTAATAATGCAGTAGAGTCTGTAATGGGAACAATCTGAGCCCGCCGGTACTTACTGAAAGCGAGCAATGCGAAGCTTGAAGTTAGTACCGCTGCGAAGGCGAGGTTAGCGGGAGCGTGTCCCCTAACAGCCCTATGCTGCATCAGAGCGAATATTTGCAATCATTGTAGTCTTTCCCTTCGTAGGCACGAGGTTAGCGGGAGCGTGTCCCCTAACAGCCTCCTTCTGCATCAGAGTGAATATTTGCAATCATTGTAGTCCTTCCCTCATCACTCTTTGGAAAGATATCGCACCCCTACGCCATGCTTTCGTAAAGCTTCCTTCAATTCTTCCAGATACACCTTGCCCTGTTCGTTATTTGTAATGGTGAAGAATTTATGCAGTCCGGACTTTCTCAGAATTTGAATAGCATAAAATCTTTCTCCATGACGGTTATGGATAGGATCCACATGGACGGCACGCATTTCGGAAAAGGGAATGGCCCGTTTTCCGATACAGATTAATCCTGCATGAATATAAAGAGTATCTCCCACGATATGGTAGGGGGCAAAAAAACTGCCCCCTGTTCTTAAGATGATTAGACGTCGGAACAGCCAAATAAGGCCTATGAGAAGGAGAAGAAGTTGGACTAAAAATGGGGATTGATATGTACTCCTACTTCCTTCTATAAAATAGTAAAAAAATTTCATTTGCCTCCTCTTTCTGCCTTGAATTTTCCATGGATATCAAACAGAATTTTGCCTTTTTTTTAAATCGTATAGCCCTGAATGATACGTTTTCATTCCTAAACTTTCAGTACACAAATTTTCCTAATCAAAGGAATTAACCACCTCTACCGTATCCGGCAGAATCTCCATGTTGGCAATGGAATTTCCGGACAGCTTTACCTTCTTTAAATTCGGGAGAGTTCTTAGCATACTGATATCGGAAATGTAATTATCGGAGATATCCAGCTCTTCGATAGTATTTAATCCTTCCAGACAATCCAGACTTTGCAATTTATTGCCGGGAATTATCAGCTTTTTTACTGCCTTAAAATGAGATAGATAAGCTTTGGCATTTTGATCAAAATTCTTGCTGTCATCATCTACATTGTGAATCTCCGCCTTTTCCAGGGCTAGAATTTCCGTGCTGTTGTCGTCTTCCATTCGGCTTAAGGAAAGGCTGAGAACCGGACCATCCGCTACATTACTGTCATCCTCAGGATAAAAGTACATTTCCCTTACCCCGATATTGGAAAGGGCTTTCGTGTAATCCTTATAGCGGTCCATAGGAGTTCCCAGCATGGTCAGTCGTTCCAAAGCAGGAAGCTCCCGCAACACATTTCCCAAGTCCGTATCTACCAGTCCGGTGATTCCGGATCCCACAAAACTTAAGTCGGTAAGAGAATTCATTCCCCGCAAAATGTCGGCACTGTAATCGGACATATAGTTTCGAACCGTTAGCTTCTTTAAAGAGGGCATGTGAGCAATCTTGTCCAAGTCCCAAACCAGGAGATTCGCTTCTTCCAGGGCTGTTAAGCCGTGTAAATCCGGAACGTCAAAGGTATGATAGTCGATATACAGTCTTTGTAAGGAAGTCAGAGTAGGTAAAGCATTTACGTTTTCCAAATCGTTACAATCCAGATATAGGCTGTTTAAGGAAAGCTGATTAGCCAGCCCGTCTATGGAAAGAATGGGCAGGTTTTCAAGGCTTAAGGACTTGAGATTTGGCATGTTTTTTACAAAGCTTAAATCCTTTAGGCTTGTTATATCCTTAAGCTTTAGGTTTTCAACCTGAGGCATACCGGATAAAACGCTGACATTGTCCAGAGGCTCTTGATAAGGTCCTGTAATGGAAAGGTCGGTACAGCTACTGAGGGAAGAAAGGGGGGAGAGGTCGAAAACAACAGCGTCATCTCCGATAATATTAAGGGTGAGGCTTTTTATAGTGGGAAGGTTCCTTAGGAAAAGAAGACCGCCTTCATATGTTTCTTCTACACGAACGTCAAGGGATTCCAAGGAAGTGAATTCACTCATGATTTTTTCCACATTAATCTCAGAGTTTTCTTGAGAAAAATATAAGCTTAAAACATTGGAAAACCTAACTCCTGAAAGTCCTAAAATCTCCTCAGGATGGGGAAGAATCCTTTGTAAATCCGCTGCATATATATTTTGATCGGAATAATACTTTAAATTGCTTAGATTTTTCAAATCTTGGCTATAGCTCGTATTATCATAGCTGAAGCTTATATTTCCATCTAAATTTAGGCTCACTAGACCCGTAAAGGGCTGAAGGCTGGATTCGTCGATGGAGTCTGTAGAGGGGAGGAAAATGGTCTTTTTTTCTAAAGCTTCTCCTGCTTCATCTACGCTTTCAGCATACGAAAATACCCATTGTTCAGCGGCATTGTCACTTTTTCCCGATTTTTTCCGGATATCCAAATATTGAATGGAACCATAGTCCTCTGGAGTCAGTTCCGAGACGGGCTTAGCGAAGACCTGTTCCATAAAGCGGATTACGGTGCTGTCCTCCGGCGTAGTGCAGTAGCTTGGACTTGCTGCAATGAAGGTGGAGGAGCCGGAGCTTTTAGAGAAAATTCGACTTAAGCTAAGGAATATAATGATGCTTGGTAAAAAAAGAACCGCAAGAAGAATCCCTAATAGATATTTTGGGGATTCCTTTTTGGGGGGAGCTGTATAGGGAGTATTGTAGTTTACTTTGTCAATATGGATATTTTGTGTGATATCCGGTTTGTGAGGCTCCAGGTAAATCTTGGTATTACAAAATTTACAGGTTACAAAGCCTTCCTTCATTCCCTCCGGAATATCCAAGGTACCGTTACAATTAGGGCAGACGATTTTTGTAAGTTTCATAAAAGCTCCTGATTTTATTTTTTAATTTTCTCTATCAATTTACAATATTTAATATGGAGATTCAAGAGGATAGAAAAGATTTTTCTTATCCAAATAGAGAGTTTTCTGCTATTTCAGACTCAATTTCTGATGCTATACAATACACTTTAAATGGCGATAAAAAAGCACATTGAATAGGATATAGCCGGCGATAAAAAATAAGTACATGGATTATCGATAATGTCGGTGATAATCCATGTACTTATGGAGACTTGATGATAAAGAATTGAAAAAAATTATTTCTATATCTTTTAACAGCTTCCCTTTTTCTTCTTACCTAAGGCATCTGCCGCAATCATGGCATCATAAAGCTCTGTTTCCGTCACATCTCCTGCCAGGTTATGGATGGTTTCTCCGGGAACACAGGCATTTTTTGCGATGGTGTGGAGATCTGCATCGGAAAAATCACCAAGCTCCGCCAAGGTGATGGGAAGTCCTACGGCAACGCAGAAATCTTGAACCTCGTCAAATTCCTCTTTCTTTACTCCTTCAAGACAAAGTTGTACCAGAGTACCAAAGGCTACACAGTTTCCGTGGGGAGCGCTGTGACCGCCTAAAGAAGTAAGACCGTTGTAGAAGGAATGGGCTGCGGCAACATTGACATTGTCAGCTCCTACACCGGAGAGATAAACACAGGCTTCAATGATGTTTTCCAAAGCCTTGGTGACTACATGATTTTCACAGGCAAGAAGAGCGGCCTCCCCATATTTCTTCAGATTCTCGTAGCAGTACTTGGCAAGCACCATTCCTGCTCCGGGAATTCCTGCATTTTCCAAACTGGGAGACTCGGTACGAAGAGAAGCTCTTCCTTCGAAATAGGTTCCCAACGCATCTCCCATACCGGCAATTAAGAAGCGTACCGGTGCATTGGCGATAACGGTGCTGTCTACCAGAACACAGTCCGGATTGGTGGGGTAGAAGAGATACTCCTTGAAGGATCCGTCGTCGTGGTAAATAACGGAAAGACCGGTACAGGGAGCATCGGTGGCTACAACGGTAGGGATAATGACGATATGCTTCTTCTCATAAAAGGCTGTTGCTTTCGCTGTATCCACGGCGGAACCGCCACCAACACCAACCACGGTATCAATGCTCTGTTCCTCTACGATTTTCCGCATTCTGGCAATTTCCGATTCACTGGAAATGCCTCCGAAGATTTCATAATGACGAACTTTATCCGTTCCTTCGAAGCTTTTTTCTAATTTGTCATGGCAGGCTTCATAGGCACTATGAGAGCAGACAAAGAGGTAATTTTTTCCCATATACTCTGTTTCCTTACAGAAGGAAAGCAAAGCGTCTCTACCCTGAACATATTTCAACGGATTTCTCATTTCTCTAAGCTTTTTCATTTTGAACCTCCTTGGCATCTTTCAAGCAATTTCTTTTCTAGACTCTTTGTACAACTTAGTCCATAGCTTTTTGAACAGCTTTTAGGGAAAAGTGTTCTGAAAAGGAATGGTTATTTATTTAACAATCTTATTGTAGCACGGAAGAGGGAAAACAGAAGGAGAAAATGTAGATTTGTCTAATATAGAGGAGTTATTGCTTTCTTCTATGAGGGGATAGAATAATATCTGCTAAAATCTTTCATTAAACAGTATTCTTTTCTTTCAAAATGATGGAGAATCAAGAATAGAGTAAAGATTTTTCAGCTGATAAAGAAATAAAGCTAATCCTTTACAAATAGCTATTTTCCTCGTACAATAAGACTGTTTTAGGGCTTGTACCGGTTTCGACGGGGATGATGCAGCTTTAGAAGCTATCCGAAAGAAGTCGCGTTAAACTTCAAACTTAAATTTAAACGCTAACGATAGTTACGCATTAGCAGCCTAAGCGCTGCTGGCCAGCCTTCCTGCACTCACACGGGAAGATCCTGACCTCATTTTTGTGAGAAACGACTGTTGCGGTTCCTCCCGCAACCGGGCGTATTTAGAGGATACCGGCTGGGACAAGACGTGCGCATCTTATCCTAGTGGGGAATCTTGAAGCGTACTATGATAGTAGAAGGAGAGGGAATTCGTTTTCGGACATGGGTTCGACTCCCATCAGGTCCATACAGCGGAAACACTATCAATTAGGCGATAAGTGCTTATAAATGCTAGTGTTTTCGCCGTTTTATGGGTACTGATTATGAAGTGCCGTTGCGTGTTAGTGAAGCCGTTTTTCATAGTGAACCGCCCACGAAACCGCCCACAAAATTCTATTTACTATTGAGCGTTCCTTCCATGTGTTCAAGGTATTTTTTCGAGCCGATTTCCAAGTCCTCATTCAATGCCTTTCTGTAGATATTTTTCATTATGTTATCTGTTTTCCATCCGCCTAAAGTCAAAATAATAGAATCCTGTATTCCTAACGCATGAGCCTTACTGGCAAAGTATGAGCGCAGTCTATGGATTCCAAAGTGGGGTAGTCCTAGCTTCTTTTCTACACGAATCATTGCTTCGTATATTTGATGCAGGCCATCGTTTACTATATATCCTTGCTGTCTGATTTTATCGGCAAAGTCCTTTGATAGTGGTACTTTACGATTACTTCTTTCTGTCTTTGTGTATGGCTGAACAATATATTTCCCTTCGCTATTCTTTACCTTTGCTTTGGTTATGCTTATGATATTATCATCGGATAAATCATCAAGTGTTAAAGCCCCTATTTCAGACCGCCTTAAGCCCATGGCTGCAAGGTATACCGGTATATAGTATTTCCTTAGTTCTTCTGATTCATTCAGACCGGCAAATAGTGCTTTAACTTCCTTTTCGGAAGGCGTGTATATATCTTTCTGTTCTTTCCGTGGGAGCTTAGTATGTACAACAAATGTAGGCCTAAACTCTTTTAATACGGATACTACTAGACCATGGCGATTATATATCGTCTTAGGTTTTGCCTTGTCTACCATATCATTAACCAAGCGTGTTATATCGTGCTGTTCTATCTCATAGAACGGAATACTTGTAAATGATTTCGGTATCCCCTTTAAGGTGGATTTATAGCCTAGAATTGTACTGGCAGAAAGGACCTTTTCTTTGCTGTCTATGTATTCATTGGCAAAGTCCAGGAAAGTGCCGTTTTTCTTTCTATTTTGTTCTTCTTCCAGTTTCCCCAAAAACTCATGTATCAGAGCTGCTTCTTCACTCTTTGTCGGCTTTCTATCCGTTGTAATGGAGTATTTCTTCTTGTTCTTCTCAAAGCGGATTCTATAGTGTCCGCTCTTTAATTTCTCAATCGCCATTAGCCACCTCTTCCAAAATATCATTACGCCAATAAGACCTAGCAGGGATAAACGGATAACCTTCTTGTCCTTCTTTCAAGCTATCCCATTGTTCCGGTAGGTATTGTTCAATTTCTTCTCCTTTTATCCCATTTCCTAGCGATACAGAGACATATACTATGTATCCTTTATCGTTTTTATAATCAAAATCGCTGTTCACAATAGCCGACAATAAAGCGGCTCTGCTTCTTTCTTTGAAAATATATCCGTTAGACCTCATATAACGCTTTATTTCTACAACTGTTGAATTAAAGAGTAATATTCTTGTCTTATCTTGCTTCCCAGTCTTTGTAATAAGACCTAGTTCCAGGAGTTTCGTTACCCTTAATTTGTTAACATATATTTCCGGCTCTCCCTTAAAATCACTTCGTACTATATGGCGCAATATAAGGACCTCTTCCGGGGGTAATGAGTATATCTTTTTAGCAACTGGCCGAGTGCTTAACTTAAACCTATTTATTATGTAATACTCATCATCGCCTATCCAATCAAAATCATTCATTCTTCCGGAAAAGAAAGCTAAGTGATACATATGCTTACATGGTAATTTCCTTTTCTGAAAATCCATACAGGAGCAAGTGGAAAGCGATGTGTTATATATTTCCCTTGAAGTTCCCATTATCCTTGCGGAATGGCCTGTAAATGTACTTGGAAATAAATATATCCATCTATCCATAGCCCCTCGCATTCTCGACAGTTGCTCTTCATCTGTATGTATTCTTTGAGGGAAATCTGTGAATGGTGTATACAGGCTTTCTTTCGGTTTTTGTGATGGCTCAATCCTATACCTTCCTGTATCATAGCTATAGTTATATCTATACCTATATGGCTTATCCTCTATATCCTCTATTGGCTTTGACTCATCCGAAGGAATGCTTTTCATCAACAACCAATAAAGAAGCAAAAAAAATAGAACCACTAGCACAATACTAATTAATATAGACATAGCAGCCTCCTGTCTAATTCTATGTATTATTTAGTTGTTTTCTGCATTATCTGCACTTTTAGTAGTGGATTTTCTAGCCTTTATCAAGCTTTCTGCAAATGAAATAATAGATTGAACTTCATCTGTGTCCAATCTTAATACTGCATTAATTGCGTTTTCGTATTTATTTAAGCCGCTCATTACAGAACAATCAGAGCAAGCATCATAATTGTTTGTAATATTATTTGTGGTATTATGGTTTCCGGTGTTTGTGGTTTGTGTCATATCATCCCATCCCATCAAATAAACAGGAGTGGTTTCTAGTGCCTTGGCCATGGCAACAATTTTTGGCTGTGTCAAGTTTTGGTATCCGCTTTCTATTTTTGTTACAGAACCTTTTGTTTTATAGCCAAGCTTTTTCGCTAGTTGCTCCTGTGTAATTCCTAGTTCTAATCGCCTGTTTCTAATTCTATCTCCAATGTTCATATCGGCTCTCCTTTCTGTGAAAATAATACTATATTGGATAAAAATTTTCAATCTGTGTAAAAAAAATCTTTTTTCTATTAACATTAAACGAAAGGTGATTTAAAGTATCCATCGTGAGGAAAAAAATTACACTTTAAGGGAGGTGAGAATCTAATGACTGATACAGCGCAGCTCGAAGCTTTAATCAAAAACTCAAAATTAAAAATGCAATACATTTTGGATGAGCTAGGGCTTTCCAGGAGCGGATTTTGGTACAAGCTAAAAAATAAACAGCCTTTTAATCAATTTGAGATTGATACGCTGTGCAAACTGCTTGATATTAATGCTCAAAAAATGATGGAAATTTTTTTTGACATTAAAGAGTAAAAATTTTCAACCAAGGAGAATATTTTTAATCCTGAAAAGGAGGCAAAGAAAATTGAACGAAATTAAGATTTTTACAAATGAGAACTTTGGAGAAGTTGGGGCAGTAGAACTGGAAGGGAATACTTGGTTCATTGCAAGGGATGTGTGTAGAGCGTTGGAACTCGATAATTCAAGACAAGCGATTTCAAGACTTGATGAAGATGAAAAGAATACCGTCATTTTAAATGACGGAAATCGAGGGAATCCAAATATGGCGATTATCAATGAATCCGGATTGTATTCCTTAGTGCTTAGCTCAAGGAAGCCGGAGGCAAAAGCTTTTAAGCGATGGATAACACACGAAGTTCTGCCATCAATCAGAAAGCACGGAATGTACGCAATGGATGAGCTATTGGACAATCCGGACATTGCCATTGAAGCATTGACACGGCTTAAGGAAGAGCGTGAGAAACGCAAGAGTTTGGAGTGTGATGTGGAACGGATGAAGCCAAAGGAGATTTTTGCCGATTCCGTGGCAAGTTCTCATACATCAATCCTAATTGGGGAGCTTGCAAAGATTCTTAAAGCTAACGGCCACGAGACTGGACAGAAGAGGCTCTTTGAAACGCTTCGGCAAGACGGCTTCTTGATTAAGCGCAAAGGCTCTGATTTCAATATGTCAACGCAAAAATCAATGGAACTTGGACTCATGGAGATTAAGGAAACAACCATCAACAATGCAGATGGAAGTATCCGATTAAATAAAACCACAAAGGTAACAGGCAAAGGACAGATTTACTTTGTCAATCGCTACTGTGGAAGCATTGAGAGGTTGTAGAAATAGAAAAGTACAAAATCCAAATAAACATCGAATTTAACGCCAAAGACTTTCTTCAAGCGGAAAAATTAAAGGGGAAAATCGAAGAAAGTGTTTTGCTTGTTTTACTAAGAGAAGAATGCGTAGGTTCATGGGAAGCAATCCTGCAAAAGAAAGGAAGGCAGCAGTTATGAAAGCAGTAACGGTAAAAATTGAGAAGCTTATATATGACTACATCGTATGCAAGGCAGCTATCTCAAAAAAGAGTGTTCAAGAAGTTGTTTCCACACTTTTACGAAAAGGCTATGAGCTTGAAACCTATTGGGAGGAATGATGAAAACAGTAACAATTCAGATTGATACAGAGGCTTATGAGTTCTTTAGGGAACTAGGGCAGAAAATCAATGTAGAGGTAGAGGATGTACTTGGAATCGAGCTTTACAACTGCTACAGGCAGAAGAAAGCGAATCCGAAGGAATAAAAAAGAGAGTCGTATGCTGCAACACACGACCCAAAAACAAAAGAAACATTTTGTCCATGCGAGTGTAGCACGGAGAAAAGGAGGGCGCAATGCCTTTAGTGAAGTTAGACAAAAACTATCCGCATGAAAAATTGGATAGAGTGGTCCGCAGAAAGAAAAGCGACCTCAAAATCATAAACAAGCAGATAGCAAAGCATCTATCTGTGAGCGAAAGGGGAATCATATATAAACGGAAAAATGGATTCTTTACCTTTGACGAGTTGATAAAACTTTTTAGCTATCTCGAATTTACGGATGAAGAGATAGCAAGTGTGTTTCGGAGGTAAATATGGGAATAAGAACAGTAGAGGAGCAAAAAGAAATGATTCTTGCCTGTTTAAGGATAAGAAGCGTTCCGATTAAGGAAATGGCCAAGCTCCTAAAACTGGACAACAAGACATTTAACAAAAAGGTCCGGAATCAGAGCTTTAACCTTTTCGAGATTGTAGTGTTTGCCAACTATTGCGGACTGGATATGAAGGAATTAGTGGAATTGTTCTTCCCAAAGTTTAGTGGGAATCACAAGGATAAGGGGTGCTTGAAATGAGAAGTACATTAAAAATGATACTTACCTTTTTGGGAATTGTGGATGCTATGGCTATCTGCCTTTTAGATAGCTACGGACTTACTGGAAATGTTGCCATGGCTGTATTCGTAGTGACTACAGCTATCGGTATGTTGCTATACGCCTACTACATTAGGCGGTATCACAAGGGAGGATTTTAAAAATGGAAAATGCAAAGAGGAAAATTCCTGCAAATATTGAAATGGCAGTAATCGTAGCGAATTTCATGAAAGGAAGATTGGAGGAAAGAATCAAAAATGAACTTGCCTCCGTTGGCAAGGAAGAACTCTGGAAAGAGATTGAAAAGTATGCGAATTTGACGACTGCATACAGTCTCTATGAATTAATCACGGAAGAATAGACTGTAAAGCCCTATGGAAGGAGCGACACCATGTGGAAACTAGATATTGTGGCATTGCTTATATCTACAGCATTGCTATTCCTGACAGGGTATTTCTTATGCCAATCAATGTGTATAGGTTGGGTTGGCGAATGGTACGAATCCGCCTTTAAATCGGCGGTATTAATACAAGTTGCATTAGTGAGTCTATGGCTATTTGCCAGGACATTTTAAAGAAGGAGAAACTATGGAAGAGAACACACAGGTTGTAGAAGCTAAAAAACAAGCTGTTGGTCCAGTTGCACAAATTAAGGGATTGCTGAATGATGATGCCGTAAAAAAGAGATTCCAAGAGGTTCTTGGGAAAAAAGCCCCACAGTTCATGGCATCTATCGCAAATGTGGTATCGGCATCCACCCAATTAAAGGCATGCGATGCAAATAGCATCATGGCGGCATCCTTTGTTGCGGCATCATTTGACTTGCCGATAGACAGCAATCTTGGTTTTGCGGCACTCGTGCCATACAAGCGAACATTTAAGGATAAGCAGACCGGGCAATGGATAAAGAAAGACCTTGCACAGTTTCAAATGATGTACAAAGGCTTTATTCAGTTGGCTATTAGAACAGGTCAGTATGAAAAAATGAATTGTTCAGAGGTTTATGAGGATGAACTGCTGTCCTATAACCCCATAACCGGAGAGTGCCAGTTTGTAAAGGATTTTTCTCAAACCAGTCAAAGAGAAGCAGGAGATACAGAAAAAATTGTCGGGTATTACGGATGGTTCAAGCTTACATCCGGCTTCACAAAAGAGCTGTTTATGAGCAAAAAAGAAATTGAAAACCACGCTAAGAGATATTCTCAGTCATACAGGTATGACCTAAATGACAATAAGCAGAGCAGTAAATGGACGACTGACTTTGATGCAATGGCAAAGAAGACGGTTATCAAAATGCTTCTCAGTAAGTGGGGAATCCTATCAGTTGAAATACAAAAAGCGATTGTTGATGACCAAAAGGACTTTGATGAAGACGGAGAAGGTGAGTACGGAGATAATCAGCCTGATGTTATTGCCGCCGAGGACCCGTTTGAAAACAAAACTGAGCAGATTGAAAAGCAGGAGCATCTTGAAGTTGAAGAAGCAGAATTTCTTGATATTACTCAGTAGGTGATTTTATGAAGCTAACCAATGAAAACTACTACTCGAAAGAGGCTAACCTTGAATATATGAGTGTGTCACAGTTCAAGGATTTTGTGGGTACTTATGGGAAAAGAGCCTGTGAGTTTGAAGCAATGGAAAAGCTTTTCGGCAGATGGAATCCGCCTCCAACAACTCCGCTTTTGGTTGGGAGCTATGTGGATTCTTATGTGGAAGGAACACTTGATTCCTTCATGGAGAGGCATCCGGAAGTATTCACGGGAGAAGGAGAACTGAAAGCCCCATTCAGAAAAGCAGAGGAGATAATCGCAAGGATTGAACGAGATAAATACTTTATGAAGTATCTATCCGGGAAAAAACAAGTGATTATGACGGCGAACTTCTTCGGTTGCGACTGGAAAATCAAAATGGACTCATATCTTCCGGGAGTAGCTATTGTGGATTTAAAGGTTATGGCATCCATTACAGACCTTAAGTGGGTAAAGGATATTGGATATTTAGATTTTGTCCGGTACTGGGGCTATGACATTCAAGGGGCTGTATATCAGAAAGTTGTAGAGCTAAACACAGGGAAGAAGCTTCCGTTCTACATAGCTGCAGCAACGAAAGAGAATGAACCGGACATAAGAATCATTCATATCACGCAGAACTATCTTGATGAGGCCTTGGCACTTGTTGAAGCGAACATCAAGAGGGTACTGGAAGTGAAGAATGGAGAGGTATTACCGGATAGGTGCGATGCTTGCGATTGTTGCAAACATAACCGGGTATTGAAAGCACCAATATCCATATTGTACTTAGTACAAGGCATTTAAAGTCATGAATGCCTATATCCAATAAAAGAATAGGGAGGTGGGCAATCATGCCGGAGAACAACAAAAAGAGCTTTATCATGTACTCAAATTATAGGAAATTCTTATCAAAACTTCCGGATAAGGACATAGCGGATTTAATCAAAGCAATCTTCTGTTTTGTAGAGGGAGAGGAAGTACCGGAGCTAAGTCCAAGTGCAGAATTATGCTTCATTATCATATCAGACCAAATAAAAAGAGACATGGAGAAGTATGAAAAAGTCTGTGAGAGAAGAGCCATCGCAGGACGGCTTGGAGGCATAAAAACACAGGAAAAACGCAAGATGGAGGAGGAAAAAGAAGAGGAAAAAGACATTCAAGCAAAAGGTAGCAAAAGCAAGCAAATGGTAGCAAATGGTAGCAAATGCTACCAAAAGGTAGCAAAAGGTAGCAAAAGCAAGCAAATGGGTAGCAAATCAAGCACATGGGTAGCAACTCAAGCTGATAATGATATTGATATTGATAATGATAATGATATTGATATTGATAATGAGAATGATATAGCTAAAGCTATATATATTAATCAAAAGAAAACTAAACAAAAGAAAAGTGAAAGCTACTCAAACGACTTTGAAAGTTTTTGGGGGATGTATCCGAGGAAGTCTGACAAGGGTTCTGCTTACAAGAAATACCTTACGAGGTTGAAAGACGGATGGAGTCCTGAACAGCTACTAACCGCAGCAAAGAAATACAAAGCGCAGATAATCGCTAATAGGACAGACCAAAAGTATATAAAGCTGTGCAAGACATTTCTTTCAGACACAACGCCTTTTGCTGACTACCTTACAAAGACCGAAAGGCAAGGAGTAAGTAACTATGCAGAGAATCCTTATGCGGAATGGAAGGATGGTGCAAATGGATGAATTAGCTGTATGCCCTAAGTGTGGCAAGCCTACAGAGCGATATGTGGAGCTACCCATGTTTGACGGAACAAACAACAAGAGGCGAATGAAAGTCCATGTTATGTGCCCTTGTGAGCAAGCAGAGCTTAAAGCCTATGAGGCAGAACTGCAGAAGGAAGAGGAGCTTAGAACCGTTACCGCCTTACGCCAAGTGAGCCTTATGGACTCAAAGCTTAAAGGGGCAAGGCTAAAGACCTTTAAGCGGACAGAGGATAATGCACGGCTTCACAAGATAGTTTGTCGGTACATTGAAAACTTTGAAGAAATGTATAAGCGGAATCAAGGCTTATTGCTTTATGGGGATGTTGGATGCGGAAAGAGCTATGCTGCAGCAGTTATTGCCAATGAACTACTGGAAAAGAAAATCCCTGTAATTATGACTTCGTTTGTAAAGCTTCTAGAGAAAGCAGAGAACTTTGAAAGAAATAGTGAGGAACTGGACAGACTGAAACAAGCAAAGCTTTTAATCATTGACGACTTCGGGGCTGAACGCAGTACAGAGTATGCCCTAGAAAAGGTTTACAAGTTCATTGATGACAGGTACACGGCAAAGAAACCGCTGATTCTGACAAGCAATCTAACCTTGGACGACATGAAAGCCTGTGAGGATATTAAGTACAGCCGGATATACGACCGCATTTTTGAAATGTGCTACCCGGTTTATGTAAAGGGATTCTCTTGGCGAAAGAAGCAAGCCAATGAGAGATACATGGACACAAAGAGAATATTAGAGGGGTGAAGAAGTGGAATCAATACATTTTGTTGTACCCGGGAAGCCTTTTGGCAAACAACGGCCAAGAGTCGCCTGCAGGGGAAAGTTCAGTAAGGCATACACGCCAAAGGAAACAATGGCCTATGAAAACCTAATAAAGCTTTTTTATACACAAAAGGCAAATGGCGAAATGTTTCCGGAGGATGCAGAGCTTGAAATAGTGATAATAGCCAATTACGAGATTCCAAAGGCAGCAAGCAAGGTTAAGCGTGAAAAAATGCTTTCCGGGGAGATTAGACCGACAAAGCGCCCGGACCTCGATAATGTGGCTAAGGCTATATATGACAGCTTGAACAAGGTTGCATATCATGACGATGCTGCAATCGTGGAATCGAGGGTAAGTAAATTTTATTCAGACAATCCAAGAGTAGAAGTAATAATCAGACAGATTAATCATTGAGAGGTGGAACAATGGAAGAACTAACGCTAGTAATAAACAATCCAGACGAAGGACAGTTTTTAAAGTCTATCGGATGGAACAAGGAGCAAATCAAGGAAGCCGTGGTTAGTATCACGGAGCAGTATAGGGGACTTGCTTACACAGAGGCACAGTTGCAGGAAGCTAAAGCGGATAGAGCGAAGCTTAATGCCATGAAGAACGATATATCCGCAAGAAGAACCCAAGTAAAGAATGCCTTGCTAGAGCCTTACAATAAATTCGAGGCAGAAGTAAAGGAAGTTGTAGCCTTGATTGATGAACCTATCGCAATGATTGATGAACAAATCGTTGCGTATGAGGAGAGAACCAAGGAAGAAAAGAGACAGACCTTAGAGAAGTTCTTCGTAGAGAACAAGGGAAGCCTTCCGGAGCAAATTACCTTTGAACGGATATTCAATCCGAAATGGCTTAACAAGTCCTCTTCCCTAAGTTCCTGCAAGAATGAAATTAAAAAGCTGATTGAGGATATATCCGCAGACTTGGCGGCAATCCGCTCTTCCTTGGATGAAAGATACAGCGTATACGCAGAAGAGTTTTATTTAAAGCGTGAAATGAATCTATCTCATGCCTTGGCAGAGGCAAATCATATCCAGGAAATGGACAGAAAGGCGGAGGAAGAGAGAAAGGCAAAAGAACAGGCGCAGAAAGAGAGAGAAGAAGCTCAAAAAAGAGCAAAAGAGGAAGCCGAAGCAAAAAAGCAGAGGGAAGCGGAAGCGCAAGACGCTCGAGAACATCGAAATTCGCCACAGGAAGGCGTGTCTAAGATTGAACATGGGCAAGTTACCATGTTAGACAAAACAGGGGGCTCAAAAAGCGAAATACGCGATTTCATGAATCCGCCTGTAGAGAAAAAAGAAGAACCTATCCGGCAGCAGCCTCCGGCAGAGGAAGAAAAGGTATACAAATCTGCATTCATGGTAAGAGCGACCAAGGCAAAACTGATGATGTTAAGGGATTTTATGATTCAAAACGGCATTGAGTTCTCAAAGATTGAGAATCACTAAGCAAAAGAGAGGTGGAAAAAATGAGTAAGGCATACGTTAGTAGCGCAGAACTAAAGCTAGAAAATGAGGTTTTCGATGCTTTCAGAACGGATATGAATGTTGTTATTCGGGAACTGCTTAAAAACATGATTGCAAGGGGAAGTGAAGACGGAAAAATTACCGCAACAATCGAGGTTGGATTGTTCCCAGAGTATACCGAAACAGGTACGTCGTTACAGCCTAGGTTCATCCATAAAGTAAGCTCTGTGCTACAGCTTAAGGATGAAAAGAAGGGAATTGCCCTTTGTAAGGACATGGAGTTAGTGTTGGACGAAAAGACTAACACTTACTACCTACAGCATATCAAGGGCAAGCCACAAATGAGTATTTACGATATGGAACAGTGCGGAGAGGAGTAAGCATGGATTCTGAAAAGTTAAATGCACTTTGTGATGAAGCAAGGTTACGAACAAGGGATATAGTAACAAAATTGGCAATAGTGCAAAACGCAAAAACAGATGCCGGAAAATTAATAAATTTAATGTTTGCGATGAAATATATTCGAAAACTTGAAAAAACAAAGGAGCAAATTGAAAAAGAAGTAAGAGTTGCCGAAGAGGAAGCAAAAACAGAGATTAAATGCACTAGAAATATTTTGTCGGAGATTTCTGCAGGAATGCTAGTGTCTCTTTCGCAGGCTATTTATTGCGATAATGCCGAAGAAAGGATTATACGACTAGACGAAGTTTTGCTTAACTTTGGCAACTTTGAGAAACAAATACGCTGCCTGGAAACCTTAAGAGAAAGACTTAACATGAAGGAGGAAGAAAATGACAATCAATGATTACCAAAAAGCTGCACTTAGAACAGCAAACAAAGGAAAATTATCAGATAAAGAGCTACTTACTAACGGCGTGTTAGGACTTTCCGGTGAATCCGGGGAGTGTGCAGACCGTGTGAAGAAGCATTTGTTTCAAGGTCACGAACTGGATACAGAGAAGCTAGCGAATGAGCTAGGGGATGTTGCGTGGTATCTAGCCGTAACAGCGGAGGCTATCGGAATGGACCTAGAAACAGTCCTGCAAATGAATGTGGACAAGCTTTACAAGCGATACCCGGATGGATTTTCCGCAGAAAGAAGCATCCACAGAGAGGAACAGTAGAAAGGCGGTAATAAATGAATCAAGTGTGCTTAGTGGGTCGCTTAACAAACGACCCGGAAATTAGATATACGCAGGGGGAAAATTCCATGGCTATTGCAAGATACACGCTTGCAGTAGACAGGAAAAGAAAAAAAGAAGGAGAACCGACCGCAGATTTCATTCGTTGTGTCGCTTTTGGAAAGAATGCCGAATTTGCCCAAAAATATATGTTTAAAGGTCGGCGTTTCGGCATCACAGGAAGCATTCAAACAGGCAGTTATCAGAACAAGGACGGACAGACCGTATACACGACAGATATTATCGTGAACAGCCAAGATTTTTGCGATTCTAAGGCAGGAGGACAAGGAAACGGAGCTTTAGAAGATATTGGAGAGGGCTTTATGAATATCCCGGACGGTGTAGAGGACGAAGGACTGCCGTTCGTATAGCCTGCAACTGTCAACTGATAGTTGATAGTTCAAGTGGCTGTCAACTATTGGTTTACCACCACTAAGGAGGAGCAAGTGGAAAAAATAACAATATCAATATCAATGCCATTTACAGAGGAAGAAGCAAAGAATGTGAAGAAGGCTTTTGAACAAGCGGCTTTGAGAAAACCGCCATTCCTGGGGGAAGAGTGGGAGTGGAACAAAGAAAAATCTCTTAATTGGTGGAAGAGAAATGAGAGGGCAAGCCATGGAAAACAATGATGAATTTGTGGGATACATCAAGCGGAATCCGGAGGCGATAAAAGACAATTTCAGAAGAAAAACAACTGTGGAATGTCTTGAAGATTACGCAGAGGAGTTAGCAAGAAGGCGGAATCACTATAAGGGCTACACGAAAGAATTTAACTCTCTTGATGAGCGAATTAAAGAGATTGGCAAGATTGTAAGCCTTGTGAATGAAGAAATACGTGTTTCTGATGTGCAGAAATACTTTCTTGGAAAAGAGGGGTAAGCCTATGAGGAACTACAATGAATTTAAGGACTACCTAAAACAGAGAACCGATACTTCCAATAACGACTTCCGCAGAAGATGCCTTGTTGAATGCTTGGATGACTATATGGATGAGTTATTGGACCGTAGAAACATCCACGAATCCGATAGCGAAGAGTACAAGAAGCTTGAAAAGCGTAGGGTGGAACTTAGTAAGCTTATTGAGGTTATAAGCGAGGAAAGAAGACTGGCGAAGCTATACAAAATGCTTTAACTGAACGAGGTAAACCATGGAAATTGAGGAGAAAGAAAAGCTAATAAAACTGCTTTTAAAGTATCAAGACGAGACTATGCAGAAGTTACTTAAACACGGAAGCCTTATAGGGAATCCATTTACAGACATAGTAAACAACATTGCCCTTGTGAGGAGCTATCTATCCTTGGAGGTTATAGAGCAAAATCATAGAAAGAAGAGGAAGAATAAATGACGGAAGTAAAACATTACAAATGCGATATTTGCGGTAAGGAACACCCTACACAGGAAAAGGCGAAAAAGTGTGAGGATTTTCATGAAAAAGATTTTAAAATATCAAGCGTGGTGTACGAGTCCTGCTACCACAACGGTATGCCGAGTGAAATAAGATTGGAGAACAAAGAACGCACGAAACTAGCAATATACAAAATTTATGATGTTGTAGTGAGGTGAAAGAATGAAAGAACTAAAACTATATCAATGTGAGTTATGCGGAACACGATATGCCGACAAGAACGAGGCAAAAAACTGTGAAAAATACCATGTTAAAGATTTTGAAATTGTAAATCGTGCTTATCGTGGCATGAATGAATGTGCAGATAAATTCCCGGTGAAAATATGGGTGCGGTCGAAAAACGGAGAGGAAAGGATGTACCGGCTATGACAAGAGAAGAAGAGCTGAAAGAACTCAGATACAGAGAGCAAAGAAAAATTTTAATCGTTACAGACGGATATGTGGATGATGAGCCGTGGACGTTGTATGAATGCCCAACCTGTACGGAAGAACTTGACGAGTTAGACAGGTTTGCTTACTGCCCCCACTGTGGACAGAAGCTAGATTGGAGCGTGTTAGATGGCTGAGATAACAGAGAAAGACCTGCAGGAAGTGCCTTTAGAGGATGAATATACTGCCATGCTTGAAACGCAAGGCAAGGAAGCAACAAAAGCTTTTTATATCTGCAATGCCTTTAAATATCTGCATAGACAGAGAAGAAAAGGCGGTAAAAAGGACATTGAAAAAGCTAAGTGGTGCTTAGAGAAGTATTTGGAATTAGCAGAATAACAGAAAAAAAGAAAGGGGAAGGGTTGGCGCCGTAATATCATGATTCCCCAAAGAAAAAATGGAAAACGAACAAATAACGAACATTGAATACAGACCAAAAAAGAAGCAGAAAATTGAACTTTTCAACGACAGTTTTCAGAATTTCAAGCGGTATCAGATACCGAAAGCACAACTTGTAATTGCGGATATTCCGTACAACATCGGAACAGATTTTTACGGCTCAAATCCTGTATGGTACAAGGGCGGAGACAACAAAAACGGAGAATCCGACAAGGCAAAGAAAGCAGGATTTTACAGCGACTTTAATTTCAATATTGCAGAATACTTCCATTTCTGCAATCGGCTTTTGAAGAAGGATAATGACAAAGAAAAAGTGCCTAGAGGACGCTCTAGCAACAATCCTTGCATGATTGTTTTCTGCTCATTTGAACAGTTGCAAACTGTTATAAAATACGCTCAAAAATATGGATTTGTGAACTACATCCCAATTAGCTTTATAAAAAACTACAGCCCTCAAGTATTAAAAGCAAATATGCGAGTCGTAGGGGCTACGGAATATGCTTTAATCCTTTATAGGTCAAAGCTACCAAAGTTTAGAAATGTAGGAGCGGACGGGAAGAATCACATGGTTTTCAACTGGTTTCAGTGGGTAAGAGATGGGAAGGACGTTCCAAAAATCCATCCGGCACAAAAGCCAGTCAATGTAATAAAAAAGCTTGTTGAAACATTTACAGATGAGGGGGATATAGTGATAGACCCATGCGCAGGGAGCGGTACGACATTAAGGGCTTGCAAGGAATTAAATCGGAGTTGCTACGGATTTGAAATACATAGGCCTTTCTATGATAGAGCAATCAAGGAAATGCTTTAAAAAGGGGAAGTAATGAGAAAACTAAAGGTAAATGACTTTTTCTGTGGATGCGGAGGGCTAGGACTAGCCTTCCAGGAAGCAGGCTATGAGATAGTTGGTGCTTGTGAAGTAACAAATGTGAAGTGCGGTTTTAGAGAGTGCATAGCTTTGTTTAGAAAAAAAGATGGTGAATATTTCCTGTATAGCTACTTGAAAGAGCTAGGATGGATAGGCGATTCTACCGTGAGTTTGGGTATTTTCCCATTGGCAGAGGAATATGCTAAAAAATGGGCAGAAAATCACTTATCTGTAGATAGATACGAAGCAATCTTTAGAGCTGTCCAGGAATAAAAAGGGGAAAAGGGCAAAAAGGGGTAAGAAAGTTAAGCAAGAACTCATTGAGCTGTATTGCTGCAAAATGATACAATATATAGTGCTTTATAAAGATACAGATACTATATATTGTGTTTAAAGGGGTACGGCTTAATGATTCTTACTCTAAGGATTTTGGAGAACTGCAGGAAAAGGGTAAACCGGATACATCAATTAAGGGCAACAAAGCAATCTCTAGCAAATTCTGAGGTTGTGGACTTTGGAACAGACTATAGAAAGGGCTATCCAAGGACTATTGTACTAAGAGGGTGCAATGTTGCCGACTATGACAAGCTTTCCAAGTCAATATCCGATTGTGAGCGAAAGCAAAAAAGGGTAAAAGATACCATACAAAGCTTAAGCATATCAGAGGACGAAAAAAGGGTATTGATTCTCTTTTACTTGGAAGGGCTAAGTCTTAAGGATATATCCGGGATACTAAGTAAAGAAAAAGGAAAAAGGGTTAGTTCCGAACTTTTAAAGGTTCAGAAAGGGGCAATCCTGGAAAGGGTGAAGTGCAGCTAAACAGGGCAAATCCTGCAGAGCTGTAAACTGAAAAAAGGGTAAATTAAAAGAGGGGCTTAGTTCCCCTCTTTTTGTTTTGGCGTATCTATAGTTCTGAATCCTCTACAAAGCGATTATATTCATGGACAAGCTCATTATAAGAATATGCCAAGTCGCTACAAATTTCCCTAAAGTCCGGATTTTCAAGCTTACAAAAATCATCATAAGACTTGTCTATATCATCATCCGGGCAAGGAACTTCAATACTCCGAACGAATAAACGCCCTTTGTCTTTTTTGTCCGTTGGGTGGTGCAGGTCCGCAAGCTCTTTAGGTAAGGTTATATAAAAATCTTCACCAACTAAGCTCTTTGCTTCTGTGAAAGCAATTTTTTTTGCAACTTCCTCCAATGTAATCTCGTTTAAATAATTCATGCTGTCCGCCTTTCTGCCTTATATGGCAAATAATAATTTATTATAGCATTGCATTTTTGTGTTTTCTATAGACTTTCTAAAAAGGGTTTACCAGTTCCGCCTTGTCTGTCTAAATTCTTCCGGCAATTCCTTTTCGGCTTGCTCATCAAGCCATTCTTGCAATTCCATTTCTGCTTGCTCTATATCCTCGATATAGTCAAGGTATGAGTCAACGCATGGGAATCTTTCATCGCCATAGCTTGCCCATACGAAGCGTTTACTTCCGTTTTCGTCGGTGTAGGTGCAATCATCCCGAAGGGGATAAACTGCAAGGCATCCGTCGGAATGCCATCCGCTAGAGACGGCAAGGGTTTTCCCGGTGGAGTTCTTTAGGAGTAAGAATCCACCTTTTACATGGAAGCCCTTAAGGGTGAATGGCTTCTTTGCTACCTCGATATATATAGCGATGTTTTTGTTTTCCATAGTTGGCTTCCTTTCTTTGAAAAGGGGAGATATACTCCCCAAGCCTTAGCAATACTCTTCTTCGTATAAGTGAAGCAGTTCTTCGCAAATCTCTTTGAAGTTTGGATTTTCCAAGGTTTCGAAGTCGGTATTATAATCGCCCTCTTCTGTGATGCATCCGCACTCTTTCAAAAATTCAAGCCCCCTATATACGCTAACGCCTTTATCTTCTTTATCGTAAAAATAGAAATTAATACTTCTGTCGTACTCTGCATCTACAAGATGGGTCTGAATGTAACTTTCGATGCCCTGTAAAGTGATTTTTTCCATGGTGTACTTCCTTTCTTTTGTGAGGGGGCTATATTAAGCCCCTAGTTTTTCAATGAGTGCTATAACTTCGGTTTCCTTGGTATTTATCATTGCTCTAGCTTCTTTTTCGCTTATTCCGATTAAGCTGGAAAGCCTTTTACTTACATCCATGTAAGCGTTGAATTGTTCCCTATAGGATAGGTCGAAAGCTCTTTCGGATTCTTCGCTTTCTGCCTTAGCCATTTCTTCCTCTGCCCTGTCGCAAGCTTTCTTTGCTGTAATATATGCTTGCATTGCTTCTTTAAACTCTGTAATTTGCTTTTTCATGGTGTACCGCCTTTCTTATAAACTTTATGTAAAATAAGGGTGTTCGTGGAATCTAAACATTCCTTCGCCTGGAATCAAGAAGCAAGTATCGTTATCCTTCTTTACCTCGAAAGGGTTTAAGGAAGTAGTTACAAGGGTTATATCCTCTAGTTGGAAATACATTTCTCCATCTTCTGAAAAAATGTTATCCCATTTTATACGCCTTACCTCTATTTCAAATAAATTTGTGCTAGGCGTTGAGTTGTTGAAAGCCTTAAGCAACTTGTCCATTTTCATAATTGGGATTCCCATTTCTATACCCTTCCTTTCTTTTCTGCTGTTTGCTCTTCCTTTAAGCCGTCTGCAAAGATGATAGGGGAGTATTTACCGCTTATTTGTATCCATTCCCCATAATTCCCAAGGTGGACCTTTCTCGTTATAGGTGTACAATTATCTTCGTTCGTTCCGTGTACTGGAAGCCATAGAAAGGTAATTGTTTTCTCCGTTCTCTTTAGTACCTTGATTGTTTCCCCTTCAAGAGGGTATCCATCAAAATGCTTTTGGCTTTCCATGTAGTATTTTCCGGATTCAAACTTTATGCTTTTTCTTGCCTCCGCCTCTGCTTCCCTAGCGGAAGCGTTGGCGGTTTCAAGAATCGCTATAGCCTTTTCTAAGTCCATGGCTTTCTTTAGCCGATAACTCATAAAATTAATAATGTTCGCCATGATTTCCCCCTTATCCTATGCATCTGATGGCAGTAGCGACTTTCTTTTCATACTCTGCCAGTTGTTCCCTTGTGAGCCAATCCGGAACTTCCGGAAGCTTTGCGTAGTAAGATTTTAATTCGTCAAGTGTCTTGCTAAGCCGTTCCTCGAATTGATTATTAAGGTAATAATCTAAGTCGGCTTTGTATCTTCCCACCATCCCATATAAGAATTGCTGTGCTTCCTCTTCCTGTGTGGTGAAGTGTGTAATGCTTAGCTCCTCGCCTGTGCAATGCTTATAGGCTTCCTTTATCTCCTCTATGTACTCGTTTGGGTTAATATCCAAACTGCTGCAAGCCTCTTTAATGTCGTTTTCTAAATCCAAGGAGTAGCTAATTTCTAAGTTGTTTAATTCATTTACTAAAGTCTTTACTAATGCTTTCATCCTATACCTTCTTTCTGCCCTGTGGGGCGTTGGGTTTGTTTTTGTTGTTGAGTGTATGATATCACGTACAATAGTATCTGTCAACACATATTTAAAACAAAATAATGCACAATGTTAAGACAAAGGTTTTGTGCAGAGCGTATATGTTTACATATCCCAAAAGGTGTGCTATCATATACGCACCATATAAGAAAAGAGGTGCACAGATGTATAAAGGGCAGACGGATGCAAGAAGGAAAGCAAGCTCAAAGTATCTAAAAGATACTGTCGAGACTATCGCTTTCAGAGTGCCTAAGGGCGAAAAAGAAAAGCTTAAGGACGTAGCGGAAAGAGTAGGGGTATCACTTAATTCTTTTATAAGTGAGGCGGTAAAGGAAAAGATAGAAAAGGAAGGTCTATAAAGCTTAGGGGGCGGAGAATGGACAAGTTAAAGAAGATTCAAGCCGATATACTGCAAGGACACAAAGATAGTAATATTAAATTTTCGGACCTGCAGAAGCTACTAATAGCAATCGGCGGAAAAGAAAGAGTAAAAGGCGACCATTTTATCTATACTTATTCCGATATTGAGGCTATACTAAACATACAGCCAAGCGGAAAGATGGCTAAGGCGTACCAAATTAGGCAAGTAAGAAAGTTTATACTGGAAAATAATTTGCTGATAAGGGGGTAAAAATGGGAAATTATGAGATTAT